GGCCCGGCCGGATGCGCCGTCCATCGCCGCGCCGACCCGGCCGATGGCCTCGCCGGTCGGCGGTGCCTCGCCGCGCGCCGCGGCAAGCTGCGCCGTGTTCAGCGCGAGATGCCGCGTCAGTCGGTCGGCCTGCGGAACCGCCTTGTCCAACTCCTCCACCACGCGGGCAAAGTCGCGCTGGAAAGGGCCGGCCGCGCGCGACGCTTCCGAGAGCGCGTTTGCGACGTTGACGATCGCCTGCGAAGGATCGCCGGATGCTAACTCCTCGCGGAACTGGCGCAACGCGGCGGCTGCGGCGAGCAACTCCGGAGGCGGCGCCTCCACACGCTGCCCGGCGCCACGTCGGGCTTCGTTGGCGGCAAGCGTGTTGCCGAGGCCGCGCTCCAAGCCCGCGAGACGTTCCACCGGGCTTTCGCCAAGCGCCTGCGCCGCGCGCTGCATCTCGGCGCGCGCGGCCTCAAGGGAGCGAACCTCGTATTGCCGGCGGGCCGCGTCGAGGCTCGCGTAGTGGGAGGTCAGCGCGATGATGCGCTGCGCCTCATCCTCAAGCCCGCGCCCCCACGCCTCAGCCGCCGCCGTCGCGCGCGAAAAGCCCTCCTCGCCGACGCGCAGCGCGTCGTTGAGCTGCCTCTGCGCGTCACCTGCCCCAAAAAGCTGAGCGGCCAGGACGCCCATCACAACCGCCGCGCCAGCGATGGCGCCCGCCGTGCCGAACACCCCGAGGAATTGGCTTGCCTGCTGACCAAACGCGACCATCGCGTTGCCGCCCGCTGAGACCTGTGAAGCAAAGTCGCCGACCTGAAAGCCAGCTTGGCCGAGCGCCTGCCCGAACCGCCCCGAGGATGCGCGGGCGTTGTCGTTCGCCGCCGCGAAGCGGTCTAGCTCGCGCGCGGCCGTGTTCGTCTGCACCTGCGCTTGCGCGCGGGCAGCGGCCGTCACCTGCGCCGCAAGATTGGCATATCCAGCCGCCGCCAGAGCCGCGGCCTGCTGCTCGGCGTTGAAGCCGCGCACCGCGGCCAACGCCGCCTGCTCACGGCGCGCCGCGCCAGCCGCGAGCACCACGCCAAGCCGTTCTTGCGCGATCCCCTCAGCACGCGCGGCGCGCTCGGCCGCCTCCATGTCGCGCGTGACCCGCTCAGTCGCGCGCTGGACGCGCAGCGTCGCGGCCTCCACCGGCTCTATCCGCGCCGCGAGCTGGCCGAACGTCTGCCCGCTGCGCCCGACGCGCGCGTCCATCTGTTCCACGGCCGCGCCCGTGCGGCCGGCCTGCTGCTCAATCTGTCGGAGAGGCCCCGTCGCCTCGTCGTGGACAACGGGCTTGACCATGTAGGACGCGACGTTCGCCATAATTGCGCCCCCTTCCTGTCATCCGTGCGAGGAATGAACCGAACCGCCGCCGCGCTCGTCGCGCTGCTCGCCTTGACCGCTTGTGCCGACCCAGCCGCGCCGCCGCCCATCCCGGCCGCGCAAATGACAGACAACGACCGCACGGCGCTGCGCGTGTGCCGGGCGCGGGGGCAAATCGTTGGCGCGCAAACTCTGGGGCAAGGCGCAGTGGCAAGCGTGTTCGCGGAAAACCGAGCCGCCAACGCTTGCTGGAATGCCTACCGCGTCACCGGCGTCATGCCCGTGCTGTAGGCTCCCGCACCACCACCGCCGGATACTCGATCATCCGCCCATCCTCGCGGCGCTCGGCCGCAGGGTGCCGCACCGTGTAAAGCCTCTGCGCGTCTAACATCGGAAACCGCCGCCGAACTGTCGCCGCCGCGTCCTTGAAGAACCCCGCCGGCGCACTCACCTGAAGCCGGCGCGCGCCGATCAACTGCACGTCCAACTTCCTGCTGAACGGCTCAGGCGAGTAGATGAACGCTTCCGTCGCATCCTCACTGACCTGGGCAGGATCAAACATATCCCACGGCATCGCCCGGCCTTCCACGCCGCCACGCGCCACGCCGACCATAAAGCTGTCCCGATACCGACCCGACACCACAGGCGCCCGGCGCCGCAGCTCGGCAATCGCCAGCGCCACCCCCGCGCCCAGCGACCGCGCCCGATACAAGATAGCACCACCAGGCCGGATCGTTTCTTCGGCCGCATCCTCCACGCCGTTCACGAACGTCGCGTAGAGCGGCGCGAACCGCCTGGCGCGGATCAGCTCGTCGCGCTCCCGCCGCGCAAAGATCGCCGTCTCGCGCGCGATCTCTGGCCACAACGTGCGCGGCGCGAAAAACCGCGTCATCTCGCGCGCGAATTGCGCCCCGCCGGCCATCACTTATCCTTCAGCTTCGCGAGGATGTGCGCCATCTCCACGCCATCCAGCGCGCGGATCACGTCGCGCAGCGTGGCGCGATGCTCACCACAGAGCCCGGCGCGGTCAGCCCACTCCTCGACGCGCGACCACGGGATCGGCCGCGGGATCGCTGGACCCATGCCGCCCGCGACGAACACGCGCTCCGTCTGCAAGTCAAGATACGCGCGCCACAGCCAATGCCAGCGTGCTTCAACCTCCGGCGGCCGGTTGTCGGCCGCGTCCTCGCCAAGCGCCTCTAGCTTGTCTCGGTATCCGCCCCATTCGAGGTCCCACTTGAGGCGGGCGGCGAGTTTCCCTCCGCGTCCTCGGCGTCCGCCGCGCGCCGCGCGTCGGCGAGGTTCGCCGCCGCGAGGAACGCGACGTAGAGCGGCTGGCCCTCGAACGTGCCACACAGACGCTCGGCTTCCTCACGGGGCAACGGCTCGCCGTCGTGCCCGTCCAGGCCGCGGAACTCGACGATGCAGTGCCTGAACAGCAGCCGCGCCTCTTCAGCCTGCTGAACCAGCGGCGGCACGCGCGAGCCGTGGCGCGCGGTAAGGCGCGCGGTGGCCTTCTCCACCTCACGCCGGAACTCGGGCCCGCGCGTGCGGGCGCGCACCTCGAACTCGGGATGGTCCGGCTCAGCCTGGACCCAAACGCCATCCTCGATGGCGTCGGGGTCGCGGAGTAGCTTCGTCACCTTCATGCGAGATATCCCATCATGCCGCGATGCGCGTGACCCGCATCGTCCGACCGGACGGGCCGGGGTTCAGTTCAAGATCGAACTGCGCCATCACGCGCTGGTTCTGGCCGCCGGCCACGATGCGCGGGTTCAACAAGTTGCACGACTCGAAACCGATGCCGTAGGCCGCGCCCGCCGCGTCCCGCGTGACGAACCCGCCGATGTTCGGCACTTCCGACTTGAACCGGTCGTAGAGGTCGAAGTTCTGGAAGTAGGCCGTCATCTGCCCCGACGCCGTGAACGTGCCCTCCAGCATGCCGTTCGCAGCAGCAGACCCCAGCTCGAAAGTCGCCTCCGCGCCCTCGTTCGCCACATTTATCGCGATGCTCTCCATCCGCGGCGCCACATCGAATGCCTGGGCGTTGATTACCATACCTAAGAAGCCGCCCACCGGATCGTGAACGCGACCCTGCGGGGCCGCGATGACCGCACCCGTCGAGGCCTCGGTCGCGCTGCGCGCCTCTTCCCGCGCCGCCACCTCGAACTCGATGGACAGGAAGTTGCCGAGAGACGCGTTGAGGGTGCAGCGCGTAATGTAGCCGCCGGGATAGCGCAAGAACTGGTTGGCCGAGAGCCGCTTCTGGAAGAACAGGCTTTGGAACTGCTCGCCGTCCAGCAGCACCCCGGCGTTGCGGATCGTGCGCGCGCCGGCGGCCTCCGTGACCAGCGCCCGAAGGTTGTTGAAGGCATGCACGCTCAGTTGCGTGTTGCTCACCTTGAAGATGACCTGACCGATGCAGTTGTTTAAAGGGTTGGTAAAGCCGCTCAAGCGGACAAAGTCGCCTTGCACGATGTTTTGGAATAGGTCGGGGGTGCTCGCCGACACGATGTTCGGGCCAGTCGTGAAAATCGTGCTGTTCGAGATGTTCAGCGGCGCGGCCCAGTCGTTGCCGAGTGCTGTGCCGAGCAGGTCGTCATGCACGCCGTAGGCAAGCGGCACGGAGATCGTGCCGCCCGCGCTCTCGCGCATCGTCACGGCCGCAGCGGCGGAGCGCCGACCCGCCTCGGGCGGCCGGCCGCGCATCTTGGTTCCAGACAGACTTTCGCTGAAATAGCGCAACTGGCGGAACTGCACCGCAGGCAGCGTGCCCCACGTCGCCTCCACGCCGTAGCTGAGCAGGACGTTGTTCGAATTCGGGGAGGATTGGTAGGCGGCGGTTTGGGGCATTTCAGGCCTCCTCAGCGGCGTTGTCGTCCGGCGTCTCAGCCGGCTCGGCGGGGGGGGCGATCTCGCGCAGTTCGGCGCCGGGCGGCGTCCAGGGCCGCATGCGGCGGTCGCAGGTGACGCGAAACAGCTCCTCCTCCGCGCCGGTCTCGGGGTCGCGCAAGGCGATGGCGAAGGTCGTCAGCATGGGGCCTCCTAGGGGGCGGGGATCGTTTGCAGGCGGTAGTCAATCTCGACATGCAAGGCCCACCACGCGCCGCCCTCGGCGCGCTCGCCTTCCGTCAGGCTCCACCCCGTCCACGCGACGGCAGAGCCCGGCATGTTCGCGGTGCGGAACGCGGCGGCGATGCGGTCGGCGAGGTCGCGCGCGGCGGCGCTGCCCGTGCCGCTCGGCGCGAGGATGTGGAACTCGGCCGATCCCGCTTCTTCCCATATCGTCTCCGAGCCGCCCATCTCGGCCTGGAAGCTATCGCCGCTCCGCATCCCGCAGCGAACGAACAAACCATCCGGCGCGGGGGCCATAACCTCGTTCGGCCACGCGAGCGGCACGCCCAGCGCGGCGGCTTCCACCACGGCGCGCGCGGCGGCCCAGGCGACGGCGGAGGGCACTACGCGGTTACGCGATAGCGCCGAAGAACGATGCCGTTCTCCGCGTCGCCGCGCCAATGGCTCTCAATGTGCCGTTGCTCACTCGGCTTCCAATACTTGCGAACGAAGTGCAGCGGCATGGCGCCAGTGTGACCGGACACTTCGCGCCCGAGCGTAAGCGGCTTGTTAGATAACACCAACTCCGTCCATTCGCGGGGCTGATATCGCGCCGTCATCGCCTGCGCACGAGAAATGCGGCGCGCTAGGCCCTTGTGCGGGTGGCAAACGCGGCGCGGGAAGGCGCGCGGCGTGTTGATGATCGCCAACAGCGCATAAATGTGGCCCGCAATTATTGCATTTGCGGCAATTTTATCGTCCGGGCGAAATCCAGCTTTACGAATAAAGCGAAAGTCGGCAGACGTTTCGTAGTTTTTCCCAAGACTTAAAATACTATCGAAAACAGGCGCGTGTCCTCCTCGTCCGTTTTCGCCATAGTAAACGCTGACCAAGGCCCAGCCTTTTCTTTCCTGTAGGTAGAGGCCGATACGTACGCCTCTCTCCTCTTCAAACTCAATCCACGTCCGCGGAGCCGGCAAAAACGCAAGGTCTGGGTTTATTGAGCCGTCAAGCGGCATGCTTTCGCGCGCCGCCCGCAACACCTCGCTGCACTCAAAAGGATGAAGATCGTTCAGCGTCACTGGCGGCTTTAAAAGACCGTCCAAGCTTGCCCTCGCAAGCGCCAGAAGCAACGGCGGCATTCACCCCCCCCTCGCATGCAGCACATACCCGCACAGCCGCTCGCCAACGCGGATCGCGTCGGCCCCCAGCACCGTCCAGTCGCGCCCCTCGTCGCGCACCCGGTCGTTCGCCCGCGGCGCCCCGAGCGCGCCCGTGTCGGGGCCGACGGTAAACCGCTGGTCGCCCTGCATCACGTTCCCCGCGAGCTGGTCTGGGCGGAACCCGGTCGCGTAGCCGCGCACGGCGACCTCCGCGAACGTGCTGCCCGTGCCCACGCGGCGGCGCAGCACCATCGCCCGGCCGTGCCGCGCCAGGGCCCGTTCCGTGACCGCGGGGAGGCCAGTCACGCCGCCCAGCCCCGGACATACCGCCCCAGCGCCGCATGGGCCTGTGCGGTCAAGAAACCCTGCCCCTCGCCGGGGTCCAGATACGACACGTTGCCCACGCCTTCAGCGGCCTCGGAGCGGACCGCCCGGTCGCGCCCGCGCGCGGCAAGGATCGCCGTCGCCACGTCCAGGCACGCGCGCTCCACGTCCGGCGGAACCGCCGCGAGGCCCGCCGCGTAGGTCACGACGACCTTCCGCGCCGTCCACGCCCCTCCGCGGTCAGACCGCAGGCGATAAAGCGTCGCTCCGTCCAGCAGCCACTCCGCCGACGTCAACGCCACGCCGTCCTCAACCACTGCCGACACCGCAGGCGCAAGGTCGCGCGACAACAGCAGCGACCATTGCGGCGTGAAAAACCGAAACGTCTCTTCCACCGTCTCGCGCAGCAGCCCTTCCGGGCGCTGGCAATGCGACAGGATCGCCTCACTCGCCTGCCGCACCACATCGGGCAGGGCGCTCATGTGCGGCGCGTCCAGCTCCGCGGCGAGACGCCCGACCGTGGTGAGGTCGCGCGTCGTCGCCGGCCCGACGATGGCGAGCGTCGCAATCACTTGACGCGCGGCTTCGCCGCCGGAGGAGTGCCGAAGCCCTCGAACGTCGCCACCGCATCGGCCGCGGCGCTGGTCTCTTCGGCGAGGTGCGCGGCAATGAGCTGCCGCGCCGCGTGGTCGGGCGCGTCCACCACGGCCGGGGTGGGGACGGGCCGCCCGTCCTCCCCCAGCACTAGCGGATACGCGCTCAAGATGCGTATCCGCATCTCAGCTAGCCGAGTTCACGAACACGCGCATCGGGTCGGTGCCCGCGTTGATGAGGTTCCCGCCCCAACGCCCGAAGGCGAAGAAGCCGACCTGAAGGTTGTCGGCGTAGCGCTCATCCAGCCGGCGCATCTGCATGTCGCGCACGACGCGGACGTAATACTTCGAGAAGTCACCATAAAGAATGCTGCGCGCGTTCGCCGCCATGACCGGCATGTCATTGTTCACGATGTAGGGCCGGCCCAAGATCGTGTCCGGCTCGCCCTGCCCGAAGCCGGCCGACACGCCCGGCTGCCACAGCGGGCGGTTGCTGCCGTCCACGAGCTGCTTCAGCACGCGGCGCGTGGACTGGTGAAACATCCACCGCGCATTGCCCTGATACGCCTCGTCCAGGCTCTCCTGCGTCAGCACGAGGTCGTTGTAGGTCACGGTCGTCGCCGTGCCGGTGGCGCCCGTGCGGCCCACGCTCGCGCCCGTCACCACGCCGCGCGGCTGGCCGGTGCCGGTGCCCGCAGTAAAGTGAAGGTTCGTAATGCGGCCCAGACGCTCGCCGACCAGGCGCGTGATCTCGCTCTCGGCAAGGATGCTGTCCTGAAGCATCTGATAGGACATAAGGATGCTGTCAGATGAATACATGAACGCCGGAATGTCCACGCTGCCCATGACGAGCGCCGTGTTCGTCAGCGGCGCGTTCTCGGCGATGATGCGCCCGCGGTTGTTCGTGTCGTTCAGCGTCGGTACCGGCATGTTCGAACCGATGGTCGAGCGGATCACCCGCGACACGCCCTGGACGTTGCCGTAGGCGAGCATCGCGATCTCGATCTCCTCCAGAAAGGAGGGCGGGACCGTGAAGCCGCCGGCCGAGCCGGTGCCGGTGGTCTGGTTGGCCTGGATGGTGACGGACCGCTCAGCCATGGCGGCGCGGCCCTCCGCGTCTAGGCCGTCCATGCCGGCCGCGATCCAGGCGCGGAACACCTTGCGCTCGCGCGCGTCGGCGCCCTTCACCTCGTCCACGCTCTTGCCGGACTTCGCAGCGCGGGTGCCGACGGCCTCGTCCAGCCGCGCCTCAATGTCGATCTGCCGCTGGTGCGCCTCGATCTGCCCGTCGAGGCGGTCAATCTCGTCGTAAAGCGCATCGACTTGCGCCTTGACCTCGTCGTTCCACCCGTCGCCGGTGTTGGTGTCGAGGAGGTTGCGCGCCTCCTTGGCCTTGGCGTTCCGGTTGTCGCGCAGCGCCTGGATACCGATGGTCATGTAATAAGGCTCCATCTAAAGGGACAGGGCGCCTAACGGCGCTCTGGACCAGCCTTGCCGAAGGGCGGGTTGAGGGCATCCGGCGCTGGGCGCGCCGAAACTCGTTGGTCAGGCGGTGCGCTCGAACAGGCGCAGTCGCGCGTCGTATCTGGATCTCTCGCGCGCGAAGTCCGGCGCCGCGATCTCCGGCGCACGCGCGTAGGCCGACAGGTTCCACCGGCTCGCCGCGCGCGCGGCTTTGGTCTCGGCTACGCGGTCGGCAAGGCCAGCGTCCACCGCCTCTTGCGCCGTAAACCACGTCTCTGCCGCCATCAGAGCGCGCAGCTCATCGGCGGGCTTGCCCGTCTTCCGCGCGTAGTCGGCCACGATGCCGTCATCCACCTTGTCGAGAATGCCGGCCTGCATCCGGTGATCCTCGGCGTTGCCGATGGTGAGCCCCCAGGCGTTGTGAATCATCACGAAGGCGCCATCGCCCATGACGACCTCATCCGCCGCCATCATAAGGAAAGACGCGGCAGAGGCCGCGATGCCGTCCACATGCGCCGTGATCGTGCCGGCGTAGTCGTCCAGCGCCGCCTTCATCGCACGCGCGTCGAACACGTCGCCGCCGGGCGAGTTGATCCGCAGACTCATCTTCGGCGCCTTGAGCGCGCGCACGGCCTGAACGAACGGGCCGGCTTCCACGCCCCACAGGCCGATGGCGTCATAGACATAGACAACCGCCGTCTCAGCAGCGTCTTCCGCGCGGAGCGGCGAGCCGCGCCCGCGGTTGGCATCAAGAAGGGTCAGCAGACCGCGCATCGGCACCTCCATCCGGTGAGGCGGCGCCCGGCTTCGCCCATGTCAGCAGCTCATCCGACTGCGCCGCTTCGTCGCGCGGCAGGTTCAGCTTCCGCCGCACCTCGTTTTGCGTCAGAAAGCCAGGCCCGTTGTTGCCGCCGAGAGAGAGGCGATACGCCTCGAACATCGCCTTCGTGTCGCCGCGCATCAGCTCAGACGTGTCAAAGTCCACGAAATGCGCGTCCGTGCCGAACAGCTTCCAATCGCATTCGTCGCGGATCGCCTGAAGGTGCGGGTCGAGCGTGTAGCGGACGAACAAAATGCCGAGCTGCTCGATGCCGCTGCCCCAGCTCGTTTCGTCCAACGTCAGCAGGAAGCGCGGCACCCCGAAGATGCGGCCGATATCCTCGATCTGGAAACGCCGCGTCTCGATAAGCTGCGCGTCTTCGGCGTTGATCGAAAGCTGCTTGAACTCGCCGCCCTCGGTCAGCACCGCCGGCCCGCGGAAGCGGTTCTCGCCGCCGAAACGCTGCTGCCAGTAGGCGCGGATTTCGTCGGCCTGCTTCGTGTCGCGGAGCTTCTGCGGGTAGGTGAGATAGCCGGCCGGGGTGGCGTCATTCTCGAAATACTTCCGGGCAAAGCGGTTGGCCTCCAGCCCGATGGAAACGCTATCCGCGTAGACGCGAGCCGGCGTCCTACACTCCGTTTCGTCCCACTCGGACGAGCCCGGGAAGTGCAGCACGTCATCCTGATCGGCGACGACCATCTGCCCGCCGTCCAAGGTGAGCTGATAGACGAGCCGCCCGTTGCGGAGCTGCACGCTAACCCGCCGCCACGGCACCGGCCACAACGCCAGCGGCGCGCCGGACTGGCGCCGCTGTATCCACGCAATACCCTGCCCTTGAAGCAGCATGTCCGCAACAATTTGTCGCCAAAACATCGTGCGGGACATGCGCGGGTTCGGGCGCCGCAGTAGCAGCGGCGCAGCCGGGTGCGACGTGTTCAATTCCCGGTCGCCGTCCGGTTGCAGCCGGTAGGTGTAGACCGGCAGGCGCGCCACCGCGCCAGCGATCAAGCTGACACACCGGAACACCGCCGCGTGGCGCATTGCGCTTTCCGCGCCCACCGCGTCGCGCGGCCAGCCGAACGGATTTTCCCGCGCCCACTCCGGGTCCAGGATGCCCGACGCGCGGGGGCGTTGCCCGAACGCCCTCCGCAGCCATGCGCGCATTTACACCTCCAAAAAGCCGGCCTGGATCATCTCTTCGTCAGATTGCTCGCCACCCGCGATGCCCGCCGCCATCGCCAGGGCGACCATTCCGTCAATGCGTCGGTTCGGCCCTAGCTTCACGAGCTTGCGGTTCCCCGCCGGATCGGACTTAACCACCGCGTTCCCGGCACACATCGTCAGCACCGGATGCCCGCCGTGCCGCACCCGCGCGTTGAGCAACGGCCCGTCGAGCGCGCGCAACGCGGGCGACATGGACTGGAAGCCCTGGCCGAACTCGACGAAGCGCGCCAACTCATCCTCGGTAGCGCCAGCCCGAACCAACGCGGGGGCGAAGTGCTTCATGCCCCAGCGGTCAAACGCCACGCGCGAAATCCGCTCCTCGCGGATCGCCGCAAGCACCACCGGCGCGACCCAATCGTATTCGATGGTCCGCTCCGGGGCGGTCAGCAGGTGGCCCTGCTTCGCCCACACGTCGTAGGGCACCCGGTCCATCCGCGCTTTCTCGCGCAACCCAACGCCAGGCGCCCAAAACGTCGGCCGCACATGCAGTAGGCCATCTATCCACGCGACGCGGACGAAGGCCGTAAGGTCTGCGGAAGCCGAGAGGTCCAGGCCCGCGAACACCTCCGCGCCCGACCAATCTTCTTCCACCGGCCCCGCACATGCCGTCCACAACGCCCGCGAGATGTAGGGCGCGCTCGCCTCGACGCGCTGGTTGAGGAACAGCCATCGGAAGCTGCTTTCCTGCGCCGGCGACTGCATCGCCCGGGCGCAGAAATCCTCCATGTCCTGTTCCGACCGGAACGCGCCGAGCGCCGGGTTCGCGGCACGCCACGCGGCGCGGTCGTCCAGCGCGCAGTCATCCGGCGCCGCGTAGAGATGAGAAACGATGCGCGGGCTCGACAACGCCGCCGCGTTGTCGAGCCAATCCGAAAAGAGGTCGCCGTCCGTCGCGGCCTGCGTCGAGATGGCCAACAGCAGCGGCGCCTCATGCGCGCCCTGCGCCGTCTCAATGGCCTCGATGAAGGCGTCCTTGAGGCCCTTCACCTGCCCCACCTCATCGAGAATCGCCAGCACGGGCGAAAGGCCGTGCGCCGTGCCAGCATCCGCCGAGATAGCCTTGAACTCAACGTTCATCGTCAGGCCGATGAGCGTCTTCTTCGACGGGACCGCCCGGACCAGCTTCGCCAGCTCCGGCGACAGCATCACCATCTTCTCGGCGAGGTCGTAAACCAGCGCGGCTTGGTCCCGCGAGCGCGCGCCGCTGATGATCTGCGAGTTGAGCCGCGCCTCGGGGCCGACCAGGTGCGCAAGCGCGAGAGCGGCGATCAGCGCCGTTTTCCCGTTCTTCCTCGCGATGCTCAGGTAGGCGCGCGACGTGCCGGCCGGGTTGTCGTAAACCTCACGGATGAAGCGCTCCTGAAACGGCAGGAGCACAAGCGGCTTGCCCACGCCCGCGCCGCTCGGCACCCGGCAATAGCGATGAATGAACGCGATGACGCGCTCGGCTCGGGAGGCTACGCCAGGCGGCGCGCCACGTCGGCCGCGCGCGGCAGGCGCCCGGCGATGTCCTTCATCCGCGGCCATCGCGCCTCGCCAGCATCACCACGTAGTGCCGTGAACCTGTCGAACACCGACTTGAAGACGTGCTCAGCGTCCACGCCGGGGCGCGCGGCGCCCCAAAGCTCGTCAGCCCAGCGCAGGAAGAAAGCGTGCGCTTCGTTGCACACCGAGATGTCGAACTGCTCGGTCTTGAGGTTTTTGTTCAAGTTCATGGACGACCGGCAGACCATTCGCTTCGTCGGCGACGCCACCAGCGCGACCTTGCTGTGCACGTTAGTGTCTCGAAACGCTTCGAGGCCGAACGCCTCAATGAGCGGCCCCGCATACTCCGGAGACTTCGAGAACATCGCGCGATCCAGCAGGAACCTGATAGACTTGATTTTGCCACCAGCCTTCAAATGCGCTGCGCGCTGAACGTCGTAGAGGCCCGCCGTCCATGTCGATATAACCACGTCGGCGTCGCCGCCGGCCTCGTTAAGCATGTGCTCCAGGATGTCAATCATGGAGAACTGACCGCACGTCAACCCGCACACTTCATCGCCGGCGGCGAGCGGGCCGATGGTGGTGGCGGCGCCTTCCAGACGTGAAGCCACGAAGTAGCGCCGCTTGTGCGCGCGGCGGAGCGCTCTGCCTTGAGCCATGAATACGGTCCGGCCCGGCCTAGGCGCCGTCAAGCGAAATCAGTTCGGCCGGGCGATCAAATCGTCGCCGAGCGGGCTAGCCGCCTCAATCGCCTTCGCCTGCCCGCGCCGCTTGCCCACGTCCCGCGCCTCGCCGCTCTGCGCGCGCGCGTGCAAAGCAAGCGAGCGGCGAAACGACAAGATCGACGCCGCGTGCATCTGCACCACAGCCTTCCGCGGGTTCACGACCGGCGTCCCCTTCTCCGTTACCATCACAGAACCTTCTCCGCGCAGCTCGCGCTGCTCGCGTTCGAGATCGGCCATGGTGCGGGCCAGCATCGCCGCGATTTCGAGCTGATGCGCCGTCCACTCCGACCGCGCGAATTCCGCGATGACCGAGGCGAAAAAGCCGAGATCGCCCGGCTCCAGCGGCACATTCGACGGCGGCACGATGGGTTGCGCGGCCTTTGCCATGACGCGCACGGCGCCTACAGCGCTGTCCACCCTCTGGCGCCGATGCTTCCCCATGCCGGCAAATCCTGTGTTAGCGTTAATTCCGAAGCCCGAGGTCGGTTTTTACCCCCGTCGACACGGACTTTGCATGCCCCCCTACCCGACCGGCCAGCCGTCGTTGCCGAACCGCACCAACGCGGCGCGTTGCCCTCGCCGCTCACGGGCTGCGTTGTCGCAGCGGCGGCACAGGGTGCGGAGGTTCGCTAGCGTGTCAGGCCCGCCCTGGCGGCGGGGCACGATGTGGTCGGCTATGAAGCCGCGGGCGTGGCAAGCGGTGCATCTGCCGCCGTCGCGCGCGATGCAGGCGGTGCGGAGGGCCTTCCACGCCGGGGTCTGATAAAAGGGGTCGCCCGGCACCTAAAAAAACGCCCGCATGCCGGGTTGGCCGCGGGCGCAATTCTTCGCCCCATGCTATGGGGTTCGAAATCGCGCTTGTCAACCCTCATCCGCCCACGCCATGCCATCGTATTTTGCGGCGAGGTCGTCGAGGCATTCCAGGGCCACCCGCACTTCCCGCATGCGCCAGCCCGGATGCACCTCGTTGCAGATGAGCGCCGCGACCGGCCCGGCCCACGCGCCGAGCCGCCCCATCGCCACGTGCCAGTCATCCTCTGCGGCGCGGTGGCGCGCGGAGGCGGGCGCGGCCGTGCCGATGCGCGGGGCGAAGTCTTGGCTGATCTCGCCGGCCAAGCCGCTGGCCGTCCAGCACGCCAGCAACGCGGCGGCGTTTTGGTGCGCGCGCTCGCCGAGCTGCCCCCGGTCGCGCAACGCATCGATGCGATGGCCCGAGACGCGCCAGACGGCGCAGCGGACTAGGCGGCCATCCTCGCCCACCGGCGCGCGGATGTTCGCCGCCACGGCCCCGCGGTCGAACTGCCGTGCATGGGCATGGTCGAGCGGCGCCGGCTTGGCCGCGCCCCCTTGGCGGTCACGCATGATCGTTGCTCCGACGGTTAGACGCGCACGCGCTGTTTCGAGTGTCGCAATCTTGGGGCGCCGCATGATGC